TTCAAACAAAAAGCAGCTACTATTTTTGAAGCTGCTGTTGGTGTAAAAGTAGTTGAAGAAGTTACAAATAGAATAGAAGAGTACCAAAAACAATTCAAAGATGAAAATGCGGAGCAAAATTCAAATTTTCAACAAGAACTCACTGAAAAAGTTGATGGATACTTAAACTATGTTGTAGAAGAGTGGATGAAAGAAAATGAATTGGCAATCGAGCGCGGAATTCGTACCGAATTGGTTGAAGATTTCATGTCTGGACTCAAGACACTTTTCACAGAACATTACATTGATCTTCCTGAAGAGAAAGTTGACATGGTTGACGACTTATTCACAAAAGTTGAAGATCTTGAAACCTCTTTGGATGAAGAGATTAATCGTGGAGTAGAACTCCAAAAAGAATTGGCTCAGTTCAAAAAAGATGATGCCATTAGCGAAGTCACAAAAGATTTGGCTGATACGGAAACCGAAAAAATTTCCAAATTAGCTGAAGGTATCGAATATGAGAACCAAGAGCAATACATTGAAAAGTTAAATGTTCTTAAAGAAAGTTATTTTCCTAAATCTGATGCTGTTACTTCAGAGATCACAGAAACGGATGAAACAATTGAAGTTCCTGATGAGAAAACGGAAGTGAAACTACACGAAGACATGGAACATTATACATCAGCGATAAAACGCTATAATTCATAATAATTTTTAATTTTATAACCTTATAGGAGAAAATATGTACCTAGCTGAAGACCTTCAAAAAAAGTGGGGTCCGGTTCTTGCACATGAAGACCTCCCTCCGATTAAAGATAACTATCGGAAGGCCGTAACGGCAGTTCTTTTGGAAAACCAAGAGAAAGCAATGCGGGAACAAGCCAGCCAAGGAAATGGCGTGTTTGGGAATATTCAAGAAGCGGCTCACGCAAACAAAACTGGTGGAAACATTGATACCGTTGATCCTGTTTTAATTTCGTTGGTTCGTAGAGCCATGCCTAATCTCATCGCTTATGATGTTTGTGGAGTTCAACCGATGACTGGTCCTACCGGACTGATCTTCTGTATGAAGTCTCACATCACATCTCAGGCCGGTGTAGAAGCAGCTGACTCTGTTGAAGCCGACACATCCTTTTCTGGTAGTGGAACACATTCTGCTAACAGCAACCCCGCAGATGCTAGTATGACTACTGGTACTGGTACCGCAACAGCAACACAAGAAGCTGATATTACAGTATCCGAAATGGCATTCGCAATTGACAAAGTAACTGTTACTGCTAAGTCCCGTGCACTCAAAGCTGAGTACACAATGGAATTGGCACAGGATCTTAAAGCCGTTCACGGTTTGGATGCTGAAACTGAACTTTCGAATATTCTGTCAAGTGAGATCTTGGCTGAAATTAATCGTGAAGTTATGAGAACCATTTATACAAACGCAAAACCTGGTGCAGCACACAATACATCAACATCCGGTACGTTTGACCTTGATACAGATTCTAATGGCCGATGGTCAGTAGAGAAGTTCAAAGGTTTGATGTTCCAGATTGAGCGTGAAGCAAATGCAATTGCAAAAGACACACGGCGTGGAAAAGGTAATGTCCTTATCACATCGAGTGATGTTGCATCCGCCCTAGCAATGGCCGGAATGCTTTCAGGTAACCCTTCGGGCAATGACTTGAATGTTGATGACGCAGGAGCAACAATGGTTGGTACTCTTAATGGTCGATTTAAAGTTTATGTCGATCCTTATGCACCATCCTCTGCAACTAACTTCTTTACTGTTGGTTACAAAGGTTCATCTGCATATGACGCAGGACTGTTCTATTGTCCTTACGTTCCGTTGCAAATGGTTCGTGCAGTTGGTGAGAACTCATTTCAACCGAAAATTGGATTTAAGACTCGTTATGGTCTTGTTTCTAATCCTTTCGCAAATGACACAAGTTCCGCAAATAACGGAGCAGGTGATGGTTCACTTACAGCTAACGCTAACCGTTACTATCGCCACGTTATCGTTGCAAATCTTATGTAATCCTTTTTTAAGGATAACATTGAAAAGGGGTGGGCTTATGTTCACCCCTTTTTTTATGCTTACTAAATATTAGTATAATATGGAGGTAGTGAAATGTATGAAGGACCTGATGCTCAAAGTATAGATTCTGTTTTTGTACTAGGAAACGGCCCAAGTAGAAAAAACATTGATATCTCAAAATTAGACGGGACAATTATAGGATGTAATGCTTGTTATAGAGATTTTATACCTGATGTAATTTGTGCTATTGATGCAGGAATAAGAGTGATATTATTGACTCTGGATATGATGGACAATGTTATTTTACACATAATTCATGGAATCTGTTGCCCCGCGAAGTATATGATTCTTTAAAAAATGGAACAGAACATGAAACATATCGAAGATTTGATTCTGAATATTTTGTATATATTTCAGGACTTGCTGCTAACTGTATAGAAACAAAAAGTTATATTATCTGGGTTCCTAAAGTAATGGAAAACAAGATAAAAAATATAGGTGAAGAAGTTTTGGAATGGTCTACAGGAACTTCAGCATTACACATTGCGTGTCGAGATTTTACTTGTAATGATTATGAAAAAGTTTACTTATTGGGTTTTGATCATCATAACAATTATTATGATAACATCTATACTGATACAGAACATTATTTCAGTAAAGATAGTAAAAGAGTAGATGGATGGAAAGCTGAATATAATAATTGGGATAAACAAATTTTTAAAGTTATTGAAGAACATCCCGCTCTACAGTTTATTTGGGTCAATTATCGTGGAGATGATTTTCCAAAACTACCAAATTTATTTTCAAAAGATGAAACGGAGATATGGCAAGCTTAGCAAATCAACCAAAAAATATGAATCCTTTGGCAGATGTTCAATATAAATTTGATATTGCAGCATTACCAAATACTTCTTTCTTTGTACAAACCGCCGCATTACCTGGAATTACTCTTTCTCCTATGGAAATAGGACTTCCTCAACTACAGGGGTTTGCTCGTAGTACAGGAACAATTTCATATGAAGAACTTACTATAGCATTTCTTGTTGATGAATATTTAAAAAATTGGATGGAAATTTATAATTGGCTAACAGGCAGTCCTTCATATACATCTGGAGTATTAACTATTTTAAGTAGTTCAATGAATCCCACAATGGAAGCACATTTCAAACAATTATTTCCTACTAGTTTATCAGCATTGGAATTTGATAGTACCACCGCAGATCCAACATATCAGCAAGCTTCCGTTTCTTTCAAATATACTGAATATACTATTAAAAGTTTGATAAACACATGATAAAATATGGCTGATTTTGTACAATTATTATGGTTATTTAATTCCCCCAGAGAAACAAGAAATATAATCCGATTAGATCTACATGAGGCTGGATTGTTGTATAAGTATGCCCGTCTTTGGCGTGATGACAATGATACCATATTAGAAATAGGTAGATACTGGGCGGGGTCAACCGTCTTACTTGCTTTGGCGACACATGGTTCCAATGTAAAAGTAGTTTCGGTTGATGTTGTCGATGGATGTCATGACCCAGATGTAGATGATTGGTTGAATGATTACGATGAAAAAGAAAGAATAGACATTAGAGTTGATAATTCTCACGCAATGGTAAATATGCCATTGTCTTTGTTATTTGTAGACGGTGACCACTCATACGAAGGAATCAAAAAAGATTTTTATCATCATTGGAATTATCTGAATGGTCCGTGTCTTTGTCACGATTATACTGATGAGAAGTGGGCTCAAGGAGTAACAAAATTTATAGACGAATTCATAGAGGAAGGTTATGCAGAGATAATTGAACAAACAGGAACAATGGTAGCCCTTAGAAAATTAAAAAATGTATGAAGTTTGAAGAAATACAGAAATTATGGACCAGTGATTGTAATATAGATGAAACAGAACTAGGACAAGAATCCGTAAAAATCCCACAGTTACACAATAAATATTTAATATTACACTCTAACGAAAGATTGAGACTTAAATCTTTGCGGTATGAATATAGTAAACTTGTTAAACTAAAAAAGGAATATTACGGTGGTCGATTGAGTGGAGAAGAATTGGAAGCGCTTGATTGGGAACCATTTCAATTTAAGTTGCTTAAAGCTGATATAGAACAATATATAGACGCAGATGATGATGTAATAGATTCTAAAAGGTCGTTTGCGTTACAGGAAGAAAAGGTAGAATTTCTTGAATCTGTAGTAAAAAGTTTAACTAACAGAGGATATTTAATAAAAAATGCAATCGATTGGAAAAGATTCTCAGAAGGTCATTGATACGATTCATGTTTCCAAGAAGGATGAAGTATATATAAAAATCGATTGTGAACCTTCTGTGGCTCAAGAATTGTGTGATTATTTTACCTTTACGGTGCCCGGCTATACGTTTATGCCATCGTATCGAATGAAACTCTGGGATGGTAAAATAAGATTGTTTAACATTTATAACAGAGTTCTGTATGGTGGATTGCTAGAATATATCTACAGATTTGCAGAACGCAGAAATTATAGTGTAATACCTGATGGTGATTGGTGGAAACCTAAAAAGATCGAGAGAGATGGATCATTTATTGACAATCTGAAATTACCATTCGTTCCCAGAGATTATCAACTTGATGCTTTTTATCATGCCCTTTCATACAGAAAAAGTTTACTGGTATCCCCTACTGCTAGTGGAAAATCCCTAATTATATACCTAATCGTAAGAGCACTTAATGTAAAAACACTAATAATTGTGCCAACTACTTCTTTAGTGTCTCAGATGTTTGGAGATTTTAGAGAATATGGATGGGATGTAAATAATCGTTGTCATCAAGTGTATGCTGGCCAGGACAAGGTATCAGACAAGCAAGTTATTATTTCGACATGGCAATCAATATATAAACTATCAAAGAAAATCTTTGAACCATACAAGTTAGTGATAGGTGATGAGGCTCACGGATTCAAATCCAAATCTCTTACAACATTGATGACCAAGTGCACAAGTGCTGAATATAGAATAGGCACTACTGGAACATTGGATGGAACTCAAACACACAAATTGGTGTTGGAGGGGTTGTTTGGTAAGATACATAAAGTTACAACAACCAAGAAACTGATAGATAGAAAACAGCTATCACCATTTAGTGTCAAGATTTTGATATTAAAATATCCTGATGAAGTTTGTCATCAATTGAGAAAAAGTAAGTATGTGGATGAATTGGAATATCTAGTAACACATGAAAAAAGAAATAAATATATAAGTAACCTAGTATTATCATTGAAGACTAATACTTTATTGCTCTTCCGGTTAGTGAAAAAGCATGGACGCATTTTATACAACATGATTGAGGAGGAAACTCATGACAGCAATAGAAAAACTTTCTTCGTATTTGGAGGAACAGACACCGATACAAGAGAAGATATACGAAAAATCGCTGAACAAGAGCGAGATGCCATTATCGTTGCGAGTTATGGTGTATTTAGTACTGGCATCAATATTAGGAATCTTCATAACATCATTTTCGCTAGCCCTTCTAAGTCACGTATAAGAAACCTTCAGTCTATAGGTAGAGGACTGAGATTATCTGAAAATAAAGAAGAGACTGTATTATATGATATTACTGATGATCTATGTTGGGGAAACAGGAAGAATTATGCCTACCAACATTTTGAGGAAAGAATTAAGATATACAATGAAGAGAGTTTTCCTTACAAAATCTATAACGTTTCTTTAAAGGTATAAATGCCACAGTTAGATGAAAAGGACCTAAAAGTAATAAGACTTGATAACGGTGAGATAATTTTCTCTAAAGTGCTAGTTACAGATAAAAGTAAAGATAATGGGTATTTAGAATTACATTGGCCGATGAGAGTTTTAATGAAACATGATGACGAAACTAAACAGACTCAATTAGCATTACTAAAATGGTTACCCTTTACTGATACAACATCTGTACCACTAGCAGCAAGATGTATTATGTCTGTATCTAATTTAGGAGAGGAATATAAAGAATTCTATTTGAATACTGTAAAGGAAACCAGTGAAGAATCTACAAACGATGCTATGGCAAGAATGTCAAGAGTATTAGCTGACTTTGAACCTACTGGACCAATGAACTAGCAAATCACTTTTCGGTTCCACACCTTATTATACCACGGAATTTTAAAATGTCAAGCCCCTCTTTATTCCTCAATAACTTGACAAATGGATATTACATGGTATAATAAT